GTCGCAATCGGTGGGATTGTTTTTGGCGTGTTCTATGAGTACCAGCAGTGGTATCGCAAAGAGGGCCAGCCTGATGTGTGGGACGCTGTTGCGACTGCGCTTCCTGGAGTAGTTGTGGGCCTCGCACTGGAGTTGATGCTATGACTGATCCAGAGATTCAAATGCTCAAGGCGCAAGCCAAAGCGGAATTAGATCGTCTGGAGGCGGCATCCCCGGCCAAGGAAGTAGCAGGCAAGGCAATCGGCAAACATGGACTGGCTTATATCACCGCCATTGTGGTGGTTGGCGTAGGGGCCAGCTTGCTGCTAGAGGAGTCCAAGATCGCCGCCGTTATTGGTCTGGTGTCTGCTGCTTTGACCGCCCTGATCTCTATGCTCAACGGCATTGCTGGAGCAAATCCAAAGCAGGAAAAGCCTGAGTTTGAGATCATGCGCCAGTTGATCGATAAATTAGACCGGCTTGACCGGAAAGAGCAGCCCATGCGGGTTGATGTTGAGGGCGACAAGGTAACCGTTCGCAAGGGCGATGACGTTGTGACCGCAAAAAAGGAGTAACTGATGCTATCTCTCATCTCTACCCTTGGCGGCTTGCTGATCAGCGGCCTGCCTAAGCTGCTGGAGTTCTTCCAGAACAAGGCCGATCAGAAGCACGAATTGGCCCTTGCAAGGCTTCAAAACGAGCGAGAACTGGCTCTGGCGGCTCAAGGGTATGCTGCCCAGCAGAAGATCGAGGAAATTCGCACTGATCAGGTCATGATGCAGACCGAGGCGCAGATGACCGAAGCGGCTTTGCGGCATGATGAAAAGGTGCTGGAAAAGTCCAGCCAGTGGGTTGCAAACTACGTTGGCACTGTTCGTCCGACTGTGACCTACATCTTTGTCATTGAGCTTGTCCTGATCAATGCCTTCATGGCCGTATACCTGTGGAACCACCCCACTCTGATCACCAGCATCGATGACATCGTCAAGTATTCGGGCCTGATCTTCTCCAGCGATGAGATGGCCATGTTGGGCGGTATACTAGGATTTTGGTTTGGGTCAAGGACTTGGAGTAAAAAATGACCATTGGTTTGTACGCTATTGTCAACAAGCATACCGGCAAGGCGTACATTGGCAGCTCCAGCAACGTAGAGTTGAGGATGCGGCATCACAAGTGCTACATCAACAAGGGTTTGTTTTTGCACTATCAAGGATACGCTGACGATGCGCGGCGGTTGGGGCTGGACGGATTTGAGTTCCGCATACTCAAAGTCACCGATACAGCGGAGGAAGCAAAGACATTGGAAACAGCATTTTTGGAGATGTGGCACGGAGAGCTATACAACAAAGCGCCGAACGCGAATGGCGCAACAGGCATACGCAGGGAAAGAAGCGCGTATGTGGCCGGCGCTGCAAAGCGGCTTGCTGACCCCGATTACCGCTCAAAACTGAGCGAGGCTTGCAAGGGCAAGCGCCAAGTTCTTAAATGCCCACACTGTGCAGTTGAGGGTGGTGGCGGCAACATGCGGCGCTATCACTTTGACAAATGCAAAGCAAAGCCATGAAACTGAGCAAGATCGGCGCTGATTTGATGCACAAGTACGAGGGGTTTCGTAATCGCCCCTACTTGTGCCCGGCGCATATCTGGACGATTGGGTATGGCCATGTGCTGTATCAGGAGCAGATTCGCCTGCCTATGATGCGGCCAGAAGGTAAAACCAAAGACGATATTCCCATGATCCGCAGGGAGTACCCCCTAAAACCGGAGGACAACCGTGTCTGGTCAAAGCAGGAAATTGATGATCTCTTCTCGGGCGATGTCGCGTCTTTTGAACGTGGTGTTCTTCGACTTATTCCCAGCAGTGCTGGCCGTCAAGGCCGGTTTGACGCTCTGGTCAGTATTTCCTTTAATTTCGGGCTAGGCAATCTCCAACGCTCCACCATCCGAATGAGGGCCAATCGGGGTGAGTGGGAGGCTGCAGCAGACGCCTTCTTGCTTTGGAACAAGGGAGGGGGGAAAGTTTTGCCGGGTCTGGACAGGCGTCGAAAGGACGAAAGGGCCTTGTTTTTGTCATGAGTACCGCCAAAAAAACCAACCCGGCTAAATGGAGCCGAATTGTTTCCGAGGTCAAGGCCAGCGGCAAAGGTGGCTCTCCTGGCCAATGGAGTGCCAGAAAGGCCCAACTGGCCACCCAGAAATACAAAGCCTCTGGGGGGGGTTACAAAGGCCCCAAGAAATCGGATAATTCGCTGGCAAAGTGGACGAAGGAGGACTGGGGCACAAAGTCTGGAAAGCCGTCCACGCAGGGTTCTCAAGCAACTGGCGAGCGATACCTGCCCAAAAAGGCGCGAGAGAAGCTAACACCTTCCGAATACGCGGCAACCACGCGAGCCAAAAGAGAGGGCATGAAACAGGGCAAACAGTTTGTCCCGCAGCCTGAATCGATCAAGAAAAAGGTGTGGTAATGACAGTCGCCGCAGTCATGACTTACGACAGTTTGGTCAACGACATCCAGTCATATCTGGAGCGTACTGACCAAGCCACGCTAGACAAAATCCCTCAGTTCATCATGTTGGCAGAGCAGATCATTGCTGCCGACTTGAAGTTTTTGGGCAACCTTCAAGTGGTTACCAGTCAGATGGTGCAGGGCGATAACGTCATTGCCAAGCCATCGCGGTGGCGCAAAACAGTGTCAATAAACGTCACGGTTGATGGTAGCCGTCAGCCAGTGCTTCTGCGAACCTACGAGTACATCCGCGAGTATTGGCCAAATCCTGCTCAAGAAGATGTGCCCAAGTTCTTCTGCGACTACGACTATGAGCATTGGTTGGTCGGCCCCACGCCTGATGCTGCGTACAACTACGAGGTGCTGTATTACGAGCGGGTGCAGCCCCTTGACTCGGCCAATCAGTCCAACTGGTTCACGCAGTATGCCCCCCAGGCGCTGCTTTATGGCTCTCTGCTCCAGGCGATGCCGTTCCTCAAAAACGATGAGCGCATGCCAATGTGGCAGGGCAACTACGACCGCATCATCCAAGTCCTGAAGGAAGAGAACATCACCAGGGTGGCTGATCGTCAGGCGATTGTGAGGGATTCATAATGGCCTGGGCGGTTTACATTATCACGAACAAAGCCAATGGGAAGCAGTATGTTGGCATCGCCAAAGATTTGAAGCGTCGCTGGAAGCAGCATGTTTCGGCCAATGGTAGTTCGCCAGCGCTCCATGCTGCGATGAAAAAGTATGGCGAGAGTGGCTTTGTTTTTTCTCACATCTGCGATGCATTCGATTTTGATGCGGCCTGTGACCTTGAGAGAATGCTCATTCAACAGCACAACACGAAGGCCCCCTTCGGCTACAACCTTACAGAAGGTGGAGAGGGCGTTGTTGGACGCCCAATGACAGATCAAGATAAACAGATTCGCAAAATTGCATCATCTGCGTACATTGCAAAATTGACGGCGGAAGAAAGATCATTGAAATTTGGAAGAAAGGGAAAAATTCCAAATGAAGAGACTCTTAAAAAAAGAAGTGAGTCTTTAAAAGGAAAAAATCTTGGCAAAAAGCTTTCGGAAGAGGTTCGCGCCAAAATGTCGGCTTCCCATAAAGCTAGGACTCGCAGCCCATTAAGCGAAGAAACCAAAGAAAAAATTCGTCAATCGCTACTTGGCCGCAAGATGCCAGATTCAGAAAAACCAAAGCATGCAAGTTTTTTGGGGCGCAAGCATACAGAAGAAACTAAGGCAAAAATCAGGGCCTCCAACGTGGCCACAAAAGCCATAAGCAAGGCTCGGCTGCTTGCAGAAAATAAGGTGACTTTATGAGTTTTGTTAGTCCCTTCACGGGAACCGTGATCCAGCCGACGGACGTTTCGTTCCGTGCGATTACCCTGAGCGTCACCACGACCCTGTCCTGGCCGATCAATGGTAGCGACACGGACAATGCTGCCGCTAGGATCATGAACGTCACGGCCACGGCGGGCAGTCTGCTGCTCAAAATGCCCCCGGCCAATCAGACCTCTGTGGGTCAGGATGCGCTGATCCGCAACGTGGGGGCCACCACCTTCACAGTTGCCGACTACGATGGAAATACCATCGTTGCGGTGGCTTCCGGTGAAGCCAAGTACATCTACATCACGACCAACAGCACCGAGGCTGGCACCTGGGGGATCATTTCCTTCGGGGTTGGTAGTTCAAGCGCAGATGCTGCAACCCTTGCTGGGTATGGCCTTAAGGCTCTGTCCACCACCCTCAATCAGTCTCATACAGTCCAGACCTTCTCATCGAACTACACCGCCTTGAGCAGTGATCGAGCCGCATCCTATGTTTGGACGGGAGGCTCTGGAACCCTGTCGATTACTGGCGCATCTACGCTAGGCAACGATTGGTTCTTCATGGTTCGCAACGGCGGCACAGGCACCCTGACGGTGTCTCCCGCATCTGGCCTGATCAATGGCGCATCGACCATCGCCCTGCAACCGGCAGATTCTGCCTTTATTGTTTGCTCTGGTACAGCTTTTTACACGGTCGGTTTGGGTCGAAGCACTCAGTTCAACTTTACTCAGTTGACCAAAGGGGTGACTTCTGGCGCATACACCTTGACGGCATCAGAGGCCGCCAACGTGGTGCAGAAGTACACCGGCACATTGTCTGGCAACGTTACTGTCACCTTGCCGCAGACCATTCAGGTCTACTACATCACCAACCAAACGGATGGAACAGGCTCTGGATACACCATTACCTTTACCACTGGAGCAAGTGGCGGTGCAACCGCAACTGTTCCGGCGGGTCAGCAGATTATTTTGCTGTGCGATTCGGTCAACCTGCTAAATGCTTCAACCATTTCCGCTGGAGCTACAAGCGTATCGCTGGTCAACGGATCTGTTGGCGCTCCGTCTCTTAATTTTGCAAGCGAGACATCAACTGGTCTGTATCGTCCCGGTAGTGGAGAAATTGGCCTTGCAATCTTAGGTGCGCAGTATTTCAACCTAACTACTGTTGGACTGACAATAACTGGCACCGGAACATTTTCTGCTGGGGTACAAGGCGGGCAGTTTTAAATGACTGAGAAGGTCTTTTCCCTTGATACGCTTGCTGGTATCCAGCGGGACGGGACTGTTTTTGACAAACAGTTTTACACCGATGGGCAGTGGGTTCGGTTTCAGCGCGGTCGCCCTCGAAAAATTGGGGGCTATCGGGTCATCTCTGACAACTTCAAGGGGCCTTCTCGCGGCATTTGGGTCAACGCTCAGAATGCCTACTCGTCAATTTTCAATGGCTACAGCAATGGCATGCAGGTTCTCCAGATTGACGAGAACGGTGTCGGGGCTGGGGTCAATGACTTTACGCTGTCGGACTTCACCGCATCTGCCCTAAACCTGTGGCAGTTTGACGGAATCTATGATGTTGCTGGGTCTGGAGTTCAGACCATTGTGGGTCACCCAGGTCAAAACCTTGCATCGATTGCAAACACCACGAACACCCCGGTTCTGTACGGAGACATCGATGGACTGACCATGTCCCAGGTGGGCGTCTTTCAAGATGCCAATGCATACCTGAATTCGACTACTGCGGTCACCCTTTCAGAGGCAAACTTGCTGATCGGTGCTGGTCAGTCCGTAACGGGAACCGGTATCCCCGCAAACACGACCGTGGTTTCAAAGACCCAACAGAGCGACATTTTGGCAAGCGTGGCGATTACCGGCACAGCTGGAACATTTTCTTGTACATCGACTTCTGGTCTTTTTATTGGTCAGAGTGTGACTGTAGGTGGTGCAGAAGACCCACAGGCTCTCGCTGGGGTGTCTATTACTGGAACCGGCGGCACCTTTTCATGCACCGCAACCACGGGCTTATTTGTCGGGCAACTGCTGACAGTCAGCGGCACTCTAGCCGGAACCAATCTGGCCGCAGTAGCGGTTACGGGCACTGGTGGACAGTGTTCCTGCACTGCGGTCAATGGACTGTTCATCGGGCAGGCGGTGGTTGTCTCCGGCACCCTGACGGGCACCGCAACTGGGATTGTGTCTGGGCAGACGTACTACATTATCAGCACCGATGGTACGACCACGTTCACGCTGTCGGCCACTCCTGGCGGTACGGCAATCACCACCACGGCGGGTACAACAACCGGCCTGACGTTTACTGTCCAGCTTTTTACCGGCGTGACATCAGGCTCGTCCTACTACATCACGGCCACCAACGGAACATCTACCTTTACCCTGTCGGAAACTGAAAACGGCCCAGCAATTGCGACTGCTACCAATAGCGTCTCGGGCCTGACATTTTCTGTCCCAAAGGCAACTGGTCTGAGTTCTGGCACGACCTATTACATCATTGCTACGAACTACTCCACGACCTTCACCCTGTCTGCCACCAAGGGCGGTTCTGCGATCACTACCATCGTCAACTCCACCACCGGGTTGGTTTTCACGCTGGGCCTCTACACAAAACTAGTACTGTCCAACGCAGCAACCACTAATGGTCAGTCAACGCTAACTTTCAATAATGATGTTGAAGTTTCTGGTGGTATTGTGTCCTTGCACCCGTACCTATTTGTGTACGGCAACAATGGCCTGATCAGAAACTGTTCTGCTGGCAATCTGCAAGACTGGGTGTCTGCTGACGCCAATGAGGTCAATGTGGCCTCTGGAAAGATTGTCCAAGGATTACCCGTCAGGGGCGGCTCAAATGCGCCTTCTGGGCTGTTCTGGAGCCTTGATAGCCTTATCCGCGTGTCTTTCATTGGTGGCTCTGGTACGCCGGTTCAATACTGGCGCTATGACATCATCAGCAGCCAGTCTTCAATTTTGTCCTCGCAGTCGGCCATTGAGTACGACGGCGTGTATTACTGGTGCGGTGTTGACCGATTCCTCCTCTACAACGGCGTTGTGAAGGAAATCCCCAACAGCATGAACCAGAACTACTTTTTCGACAACCTGAACTACGACCAGCGCCAGAAGGTTTGGGCCACTAAGGTTCCGAGGTTTGGTGAAATCTGGTGGTTCTACCCTCGCGGTGATGCAACGGAATGCACCGATGCAATCATCTACAACGTGCGGGAAAACACTTGGTATGACGCTGGGCAGGCTTTGGGGGCCCGTCGCTCTGCCGGTTACTTTTCTCAGGTCTTTGCGTTCCCAGTTGCCGCTGATTGGAATGCAAGCGAGGAGGTGGTGGTCGCAACCGGATCCTTTGCGCTTGTCTCTGGCAGTGATTTTCTGTACCTTGATACCTTCAACACTTTGGTTGATGTAGGTCAGGTTATTGCGGGTGCTGGCATTC